AAGTCCACATCACTTACGTGATGATAGTAGTATTATACCCTGATGATAGTAGTTGGCACACTCGACCCCATATATAAAAAAAGAAACATGAAGCTCAAGAGTTAAATCCCAAGCTCCATGCTCTTGCTAAATTTGTCAGTCCCCAGGAAAATTAGCTAAAACTGCCACTAATGCATTAGCGATTGCTCATCTTATACTTCCTTTATAGAGCAGAGCAACGTAGGTCTCTAAAACGGAAGTTTGCAAACTTTTATCTTCTTCTTAGTCTAGTTCTACGATAACTTTTATTATTCCTGCTGTGCATTAAGTGCCATTCGTATATTATGTATAACATAGAAAAGAACCACGCAGAAAAGAAGCCAGATATAAATATTACTAGAATATCGGCTCTACTTGCGTCACTCCAAGCAGCTACATAGTTAAAATAAACCATACCAACTACAAAAGATACAACTGCTAGTACTGTAGCAGTAATAATTGTTAAGAAATAAGTCATTACATTCTCCAAGAATGAAGGGCTAAGAATATCTCAGCCCTTCGGGTTAATTAATCATCAAGCCAGGTAGTCCAAAACTTGACATATGTATAGGCTACGACCATTTGAGTTATGATAGTAGATATAAAGAACAGAGTTCCAAAGGTAAAGAATACTTCACTCACTTTGCTACTCCTATCTCATCTGGATGAAAGAGATAGTGATACTCTTCTTGAAACAATTCCCAAGAACCTTCTGGGTTTTGTTCCATGTACTTATCGAATAAGTCTTTTCTAACATCTTCGATAGGTTTTTGAGTATCGATGGGCGACGAATCTTGTGACTCGTCGCTTTGCTCTTTCTTGGAGAGAGAGATACCGTCTTTAGTAGCTTCAAGTGCTGAATCAGCAACTTTGTTTGCTACACCTATGCCATAGCCAAGACCAATGAAACCAAGCTTGATACCTTTGATACCAAGTTTGGTTGTGTCTACTAGGGCTTTTGAAATAGTATATTTACTTTTCATTACTCTCTCCTTTTTCAGCGAACACATGGACTGGTTCAATTTGACCATCGTCCCCGCGTTCAGGCATGAAATCAAAATGAATAACTTCATTACCGTTGTCGTTCACGACTTTACGACCAATTGCAGGCCAACGGTTTTTAGTTACATCATTACCATCTTCGTCTTTTGTTTGAAATGAACGACGAACTTTCATTGTATATACTTTACTCATAATATCTCCAAGTAAAAGTTAAAAAACATTAGATGTATTAACACCTAACACCACTACTCCCATAATAGTATTAAAGACTAATGGTTGTGTTTAACAACCATTAGTCTTAAGCGACCGGTAGGGAGCGCTCTGCCTTAAGGCGAGTTAGTTTTGATTCGCCTAAAGGTCAGGTTAAAGCGTTCTTCGCTTTTGTTTTTAGCTGAGTGCCAGTTATCGTGCCACCAATCGCCATCTGCAATGAGTATATCTCCGTGATATAACTCAATGCAGGTACTGGGAGTACTGCGATTGGTGCGATAACTAAACTCAGCTGTGCCCCCGAGCGATATCGAGAGAATGCTACCGTCGAGGCAGTATTCGTCGTCTCGGTGTTCTCCGAGGCGCTCGAATGGCGCGTATCGGTTGATTAGGCAGTGGTTCCAATCATTGCAAAGTTCTTGTGGGAACTTTAGCTGAGTGATTGTGTTGAGCCACTCGGGCCACTCGTTAGAGTAGTGTGAGCGTCCGCTGTAAGGATAGTTGATATCCTTTCCAAAGAAAGCGATACCGCGCCCGTACTCGCGAGAGTATTGAAGGCTCTGAACTGCTTTGAGCAGTGAGTCTTCAAATGTGTGATTGAATTTTAGCATTTTGCTCTCCAATTAAAGTTGATTACACTATACCCATGATAGTATTGTATTAAGCGACCGGTAGGGAGCGCACGCACGCACGACCAGATGCTTGAGATTTTTAAACGTTTAGCTGGCGAATAGCTGTGACTATCCGCCAACAGAGAACTACCTAATTATGATAGTTCTCGAAGTCAGCAACCAATTGATGGCTAACAACTTCAACCAAGTCAGCTTGGACATAACCTGTCGGGACTTTAACAGGTTGGCCTTGGCGACAGACTCGCTCAACTTTGTTTTGTTCAACGAGTTGGTCTAAGATGCCTTGGTTTTCTGACCAGTCCTTTATGAAGGTGAGGACTCGACCACCTTTGTTTCTACCTAGGTTGTAGTGAGGTAGATTCACTGTAGCAATGGCTATGGGTTCACCTTCATAAGGCGAATCTTCAGCGCCAATCAACTGAAGAGAAAATGCACCGCCGTCGCGATACTGAGAAACAACACATTCACAGATGTATTCTTCTCCAAATTGAGTTTTAAAAATAAACATTTTAATCTCCATAAAAAGTTAATTACACCCCACTCAAAATAGATTTTAAAAGCCGAACGTGTTCGGCTCTACACGAAGGACGTGGAGCGTCCGAGTGAAAGTGAGCGTCAGTAGTGACGCGAACAGAGTAAGCGCATGATAGTACTAACCGTAAGCTACAAATTAAACTGAGGGTAGCGCAATCGCGCGGTCGCCTGTGGCGAACCCGACAATGCTGTGGCATTGCAGTTTAATTTTTGCTGGAGGTTAGTATAAAACAAATGTATGCGCTCAAAGTTGTGGTGCAACGCGCGAGCGTTGTAGCCAACACCTGATGCCATGGCTTTAGCCATGTCCTTGTTAAAACTAACCAGGGGTACCTGACAAGGTTCCAAGGTCAATAAATCAAAAACAAGGTTCCAAAACTAAAATCGGGGAAAGGGCCAGGCGTACTAGATGATAGTAGACGGTGTCTGAGCAATATAGACAAAAAATATTTTGAAAAAAATTTCACAAAAAATTTATTACCATATATAGTGACTAAGCATGAGCACAAAGAAATGTGCGGGTTGCGGGAAAAATTTCCCAAAAAGTGAATATAAGTCTTCAAATGCTAAAGGAGTTTTCTACCGATCGACTTGCCTTTCTTGCCGTACTGTTGCGAGAAACAAGAAAAAAAGTGGTTCTCCAGAAGCATATCTAAAAAGTTTATATCATCATTTAAAATATTCTCGTACTAAAAATAACAAAGATGTGATCTGGGATATTCAACCAGAAGACTTAATAGCAGTTTGGGATAAACAAAAAGGTAGATGTGCTCTTACTAATTTGTATATGACTTATCATAAAGATGGTCATGGTAAAAAAGACTTAAATGCTTCAATTGATAGGATAGATCCAACTGTTTGGTATATACCGAGCAATATTCAACTAGTTTGTAGTCGAGTAAACATATTAAAACACAATTTATCCGAAGACTTATTGTACTGGTGGTGTAAAAATATAGTAGAATTCAAAGAAAATGAGTGATAAAGAAAACTTTGAACAAGAAAGAGCCGAGCTTCAGTCTCATTATCCTTATGCGGACGTCAAACTTAATGAGTTAAGTGTTCAAGAAGAACGCCTCATACTATATCATCTCCGAGGAATGTCTAAAGCTGCTGCAGGAAGAGCCGCTGGTTATAGGGATAATGAGCATGTCTATAAAATCTTTAAAAAACCAGCTGTACAGAAGATGGTGGCTAAGATGCGTGATGAATTCAAAGAAGAAATTAAGTTTGATAAGCAACAAGCTACTTCTATGTATTTAGAAGCCCACCGTAAATCAGCAACCGCGACCGAAGAAAAGGTTATCACTGATTCATTGTGCAAGCTCCACGGTCTATTTGCACCAGAACATGCGACGCAAATAAACATAAATCTTGATAAAACAGTCCAACAACTAGAAAAATTACCAGATGCTGAATTGTTAAAAATAGCAGGAACTGATAATCAATATCTAATGCCAAAAAAAGATGGAAATAAAAAAGACTAAATATATCCACGTCAATCAACATAGAATAAGAGCTAATTTAAAACATGCTACTAACGAACCGGTTATTACTATAAAAGAAGGTAAGAAAAATACTTATTGTCATGAAGTAGCTATAAAAGGTAGTTCTACTATTAAGTATAGTGGTAATGACAAACCTATTTTACCCTGCGGAGCTAGGGTAGTTATTGAAACCCAAGCAGACCTTGAGATAGATGGAAATAAAAAAGATTGAATGTACTACCTGTAAGTCGTTACATCCTGAAACGTTGTACCCAGGAGACGATCAAATATGCGTATATTGTAAAGCTGATGAAGCAGAGCGTTTAGTTGCTCCTCAAACAGAAGGACCAGTAGCAGTAGAAACAATTGAACAAACTGAACAAGAAAAAGCGCAACAAGAGTTAGCAATGCGCGCTTTGTCACGTAAGCACTTATTACCTTTTGTTGAAAGATTTAACTCTGATTATGTAGCAGGTTGGGTACACAAAGATATTTGCTTGCGTTTAGAAAAATTTAGTCAAGATGTAAACGATAGGAAATCTCCTAGATTAATGTTATTCATGCCACCTCGACATGGTAAATCTACTTTAGCATCTGTTGCTTTTCCAGCGTGGCACTTAGGCAAGAACCCTGAACATGAGTTTATTAGTTGTTCATACTCTGGATCGTTGGCCATGAACTTTAGTCGTAAAGTTCGTCAGCAATTAAGAGAGCCTAATTATAAAAATGTCTTTTCTGGTGTTTCTTTAGACCCTAGT